TCTCTTGGCGGAACGGGTGTTGTCTCTCCGACAGCGCATACCATCCCGATTAATGCCGGTTCATCCGCTCAAACTAACACGGGTATTGGTACGGCGGGTCAATCGCTTTATTCGAATGGTAGCGGCGCTGATCCATCGTTCAAGTCTGGAGCATGGACGCTACTCAATACGCTGACCGCTAACAACACCAGCGCTACTCTTTCCGATACGACTAGCATTACCTCGACATATACCGAATATGAAATCGTTATCGAGCAGATGCTTCCTGCCACAAGCAATATATCCTTATTGCTTCAGGTGCAGGTCGGAGGAACGTTTCAAAGTAGTTCGTATCTGTCGTCAAACAATAATGCCAACGGTTCGATAACAGGATCAACTTCGTCTACTGTCGGAATTCTTATCGGCACCGCTTCAGCGATTCAAAATACCAGTCCCGGCGTGTACGGTCGTTATCTTCTAAGCAGCCCAGCCGCCACTAATGCGCCAAAGATTATTCACGGCCACTATGGATATGTCTCGTCAACGATGGCAACAGGTACGTCAGCCGGTTGTTATAACGGCGGAAACGGTGCCGTTACAGGGATTCAATTGACTACTAGTTCAGGAAATCTAGTCAGCGGTGTGATGAAAATTTATGGACGGGTATCGTGAACTATACCGATCTCGTGACATCGGCTTTGCTGGCACGCCAACGACGATCATATCGTCTGGAACATCTTTCGTCACGACGGCCCCCGCTCCGACAAACGCTCCGCGACCAATCTTGATGCGCGGCAGGATGGTTGCATTCGTTCCGATCGTCGAGAAATCTCCGATCTCGACCAAACCGGCAATCGCCGCGCCGCCCATGATATGAACGCCGTTACCTATCTTGCATTCGTGATCAACCGTGCAGTTCGTATTCAGTATGCACCAGTCGCCGATCTCGACCATTTCGCTCACGGTGGCGCGCGGCATGGCCTGCAAACCTAGACCGTGTTTGGATGTCTTACCGATGAAAGCCTGATGGTGAATACAAGAGATTGGTTGAAGGCCAGCCGCCATTATCCGTTGTGAATACCCAGCTCGGTCTTTTCCATAGCTACCACCGATGCATACGAGAAAGGCATCGCATTGTCGGGCCTTAGCCTCGATCAGATCGGGATCGTGGAAGAAGTCACATTCGAATGGGGGCGTGATGAACGTCGATCGGTCAAACACGATGGGAACATCGTGGCCCTGATCCTCCAGAAATATCCGGCAAAGTTTGGCCTGTCCGGTTGCGCCAATAAGCATGACCTTCATGACGGACCCATTTAGCCACACAACCCCGGCGCGATCAACCGACGCGATACTAAATATATACCTTCAACCCTCTATCCTGGCATTGAAATGACTCATATTTTTGGCATTGCACAGTGAATTATACTGATCTTGTCAACACTATTTCAAATCTAACGGTCATTTCCTCAAGCGATCCTAACTTTACTCAGATTTTCCCGCAGGCCATCAGTTACGCGGAAGATCGTTTGTATCGTGAACTTGATCTTCTATCGACCGTCACGCGGGTAACTGGGACGCTCACCGCAGGAAGCCGCAATTTCACATTGCCGCAGACCAGCGGGTATATACTGGTTACGAATGGCTTCAACGTCATCACTCCATCGACCCAGACGAACCCGGAAGAGGGAACGAGAGTACCGCTAACGCCAACCTCGCGCGACTATCTGGATAACGTGTGGCCATCGTTTACTGGTTCAACTACACCGACCGAATACGCGATGATTACGGACCAGACAATTGTTCTAGGTCCGTGGCCGGATGCAAATTACACCATAGAGGTTATCGGAGTCGTTCAGCCCGCGCCGCTAAGCGCAACTAACGTAACGACATTTCTATCGCTTTATTTACCCGACCTTTTGACTGCGGCCGTTATGGTGTTCATGCAGGGATATCAGCGCGATTACGGAGCGCAATCGGACGACCCTAACAGCGCCCAGAGCTGGGAAGCGCAATACGATAAGTTATTCGCGTCGGCAAATGTGTTTGAACTCAGGAAAAAATACAGCTCGGCAGGGTGGGGTTCTCTTCAGCCTACGCCAATAGCCACGCCCGATCGATAGACGAAACAAAATAGACGATCTCAAGGCCCTTAGCTGGGCCTTTTTTATTTGGATAATAGAAATTGACAGAGCCAGTAACTACCAACATCGCGCTGATCATTCCGAATACGGGAGATCTTCCGGGTGTTTGGGGTGCGAATGCGGTTAATCCTGACTTTGCTGCAATCGATGGATGGTTGGGTGGCGTACAAACAATATCGGTTTCAAACTCCAATATCACTCTGACGGCTCCATCTGGTTCAATCACTCCGACAGGAGGACCTACGCAGTCACAGAATGCCGTTCTGTCGTTTACTGGAACATTGACAGGAAATGTTCAGATCACACTACCTCTTCCAGGATCTTATATAGTAGAGAACCTGACAACCGGAAACTTCGTTCTCTCATTCGCAGCCGCAAATTCTGGTCAGGTAATCGCCGTCGATCAGGGGGAGCAGCTTCATATTTATAATAACGGCACGAATGTTCGGTTCGTCAATCTTGGTCGTGTAGGTCATACAGAGATTTGGGCCGGTCTCTCCGCAATCCCGGCGTGGGTGACGGCATGTACGGTCCCCCCTTATCTGCTTTGTGACGGGTCTATTTATAACTTCACGACATATCCATATCTCGGTAAGCGACTTAATTCGCAGTTTGGCGGCAACGGCATTACGACATTTGGCGTTCCAGATCTCCGTGGCCGCGTACAGCTTCCTTACGACGGGACGGGAACGCGCATCACCACGGCGGTAAGCGGACTAAACGGTCAGACCATAGGTGCTGCTGGCGGCGATCAAAACATCCAGCAGCACACTCATACTTTTAATGGTGCGGCCGGAACCGTTAACGTTACGGCCAGTACCAACGTCCTCGCTGGGCAGTCGTCCCCTGGCGTACCAAATACCGGAGGTAACGTAACGGGCGTGTCGAGCGTCACGGCATCCAATCCTCTACTCACCTCTTCTGGCATCTTCACTCCGAGTGGCACCAATACGAATTTTGGCGCTGGTGCATCTCAAAACGTACAGCCCTCCCAAGTGACGGGCATCGCGGTTATCCGCGCCGCGTAAATGCCTTTCGTAACCCTGAAGCTTATCCCTGGAGTCCAAGCCGATTTCACGCCTACCCTGAACCAAGCTGGCATCTCATCGTGCAACCTGATCCGGTTTCGGGATCACTTGCCAGAAAAGCTAGGCGGCTGGTCTAGGTTCTATCCGTTCAATCTATCGGGCATTCCTCGTTCGCTTCATGGGTGGGCTGATCTAAACGGCAATAACTGGCTTGGTGTAGGAACCACGACGCAACTAGTTGTGATCTCGGATGGCGCACTACAGGACATCACACCACAGACGCTAGTTTCGAACTTCGCTCCAAACTTCTCGACAATTATAAACACGCCGACAGTCACGATTGTTGACCCTAATATTTCTAACGTCACCACGTTTGACGCGGTCTTTTTCAATACGCCGGTATCGGTTGGAGGAATTGTTCTTCAGGGCGTCTATCCGATTGTCCAGATTACAGGTACGCATAGTTACGAAATTACGGCGTCGTCCAACGCAACATCAACTGTCAACAATTCCGGGGCTGTGCCGGTCTTTACGCCGACCTCGGGAAGCGCGGTTGTCTCGGTCGCCCTGACTGCACACGGTCAAAGTGTCGGAAACACGTTCCAGTTCCCGATTTCAACCAATGTTGGCGGGATAACAATTGACGGCATCTACACGGTCAACACCGTTCCTGACGCCAACGATTTCACAATCACAGGCAACGTAAGCGCGTCGTCATCCACGCCGGTCTCGATGAATGGCGGCAATGCGCAGTTGCTTTATTACATTGCGCTTGGTCCGCAGGCAGCTGGTGAGGGATACGGCCTCGGAGGATATGGCACTGGCGGGTACGGGACCGGCATCGTTCCATCGTCTCAGACCGGAACGGAAATAACCGCAACCGACTGGACGACCGATAACTGGGGCGAGGATCTACTAGCTAACCCCAAGGGGGGTGGGATCTACTTCTGGCAGCCGAATGGCGGCTTCCAGAACGCGCAATTGGTGGCGACGGGTCCGGTATTCAATAACGGCATCTTCGTTGCGATGCCTGAGCAGATTCTTGTTGCTTATGGCTCGACCTCAATTGGTCAGCAGCAAGATCCGCTAACAGTCCGCTGGTCTGACTCTCAGGACTTTACGAACTGGGCGGTTACGGATCAGACGCAGGCAGGATCGTTTCGTATCCCGACCGGCTCATTGATTGTCGGCGGCATTCAGGGACCACAGCAGGCGTTGCTTTGGACTGATATCGATGTGTACGCGATGCAGTACCTTGGGCCTCCGTTTGTTTTCGGGTTCAACAAGCTTTCGTCCGGGTGCGGATTGATCGGACCTCATGCCCAAGCGGTCATGCAGGGCAATGTGTTCTGGATGTCGGTTGGCCAGTTCTTTGTGTTGTCAGGCAACGGCGTTCAGCAAATACCCTGTCCAGTCTGGGACGTGGTGTTTCAAAACCTTAACTCACAATTTCAGAGCAAAGTAGTTGCGGGGGCAAATTCTCAGTTCAACGAGATGGCTTGGTATTATCCCTCAGCCGCCTCGACGGGAGAGAATGACAGCTACGTCAAGCTTAATGTTCTGACTGGCGAATGGGACTTCGGCACGCTATCGCGAACGGCATGGATTGA